TCACTTGTGGCGCAGTTTTTTTTTCTCCTAACTCAGAATCAACTTTTGAAAAAATTTTTCTTGATCCTTCGAGAACGGAGAATTCGACATAGTAAGTAATACTAGGTGCACGGACGTTCACCTTGGTGCTTACTATGTCGAATTCAACCGTTCTATTTAATAATATTAATTAGACTCTCCCCCTAATTATATAGGGGCAGCCTAAAGGCTGCCGAGTGCTGCGCACAGGGGGGACCCCGTCACCGGGGTCCTAAAGAATAATAGAAATTCAATTATAAGTTTATTAACCCAAAACTTCAGCTTGATCTACATCATCTGTATTATCAATATTTTCTGTAATAACAGTAGCTGACATAATATTACCGATCTCCAAACGATTAATATCATAACGAGCAGAACTCATCGCACCAAATACATAATCATCTTTTTGCAAGATTCCAATTTTAGTACGACCTTGAGTAACACGATCAATATGTGTCACCGGAAACGAAGTTTCGCCATTACGCGCAACACCTACTAAAGCGCCATTAACTACTACCAAAGGAATGACTGAAATACCTTTAAGATACGCAGTAGCAGATTGGTTAGTCAACCAAGCTTTTGTGATAACTCGATTAAAGTGCAAAGTTCTGGTCATTCTAATACTATCACCAGGTTGAAGTACAAACGTATCTCTGTGAAGAGTTTTCCAATATTTACTAAAACCTTTAGGCAAAGGCTGTTCAGCAATAGTTCTACCACCATAACCAAGAGTCGGTGTTACATCAGCTGAAGTAGTTGTTCCTACAGCTGATACAGTCTGTAAATAACCAAGTGCAGTTTCAACAGTTGACCATTGATCAACCGGATGATTACCAGTATTTGCATTACACATTAACCAATAAATATCTACTTTTTGAGCAATAGTATCTAAAGACAATACATTCATCTCACTTGTACAACTTTTCAAACAGATTTTGTCACTTGCGACACCTACAATAGGTTGAGTTGCATTATAGATTGAATTAACTGGAGGAATAGAATGTGGATTCAACAAGAACGGATCAGTTGCCCATTTAAAATAATAATTAGTATTATCATTAGACGTAGTACCAGCTAACTGATACTGACTACAAATACTTGAACCATTTCCAACAGCTTGGGTTCCCGTAGTTAAAGACTCAATCTTGTAATCCATTTGATGCCTGAGTTTATATCTACCTAAAGTTTTTACTTCAGGGCGATCCGATTTTAAGATTGTTTTGTCAGGCAATTTTGACCAATCGGCGTGCATTCCAATTCCTTGAAGAGCAGCCTGAGTAGTCGCCACACGACCGCGGTTAGTATAGCTGCGCTTAAACTTACCAAGAAGTTTAGAAGCAGAACGATATGTTCTTTTTCCGGACTTATAAGCCTTATAGACCCCTTTTCCGACGTTGACTGCGAGCTTTGCTTTTTTGTAAAAACGGCTGGCTGAAACTGCATTGACATGTTTACGTTTTGGCATTTGTTTTTAAAAAGAAAAGAATTTATTTCAAACTTCAACTACTTCTTCTTCGCGTTCAGTCACATGTACGATGGTGAGTCGACGTTCCAACGCGGCATAGGTTTCTCGATCGAGTTCGGGGTACCAGGCGGAGGGGTGCAAGTTCGACGTGAAGAATAGCTTCGAGCAGGAGAGGGGGACTGTTCCTCCTTTGACTTCCACTCGGACCGGATAACGATCCGTCCATCGGAGGATGTGCGCGATGTCAATACTTCCTCGAAATTCATCGAAAATAACAGAGTCTTGACCGGAATAACCACACCAGAATTTCGTCCTTGGATCTTTACTGTATGGACCATCTCCGGCCAGTCGCCACGCACGATGCGACTTACCCGTGCCAGTTGGGCCCCAGAATACTGTACAGGCGCGGACCATAGCAACTGGTTGAAGAGCATCTCCGCGGATTCTGCACAAGGAAGAGTAATAGCGAACGTATACGTCGGCGGGGATCGAGTCCAAGTCACCTCGTTGAGCGTTCCGTCGCACGAGTTCCCAGTCAGTTGCTGAATTTCTTCGAAACGGCCGCTGTCCAAATTCATAGGGTTCCCCAATTCTTGTTTCTTCCTTCCAGACATAGGACTCTGCGGCCGCTGATCGGGTGAGCTCCCAGTGTCCAACGTGAGGGGCCCAGATTTGTCTGATCTGGGCCAGAGAAGCTTTCCTTGTCGAGATAAAGAATATCTGGTGGTGTTGCAACCCACCTGCACCTTCTTCAAGCTGGCCTCGGAGGTAGGCGATGCCATCCCGCAGGCTGGGGTCCCATTCAAGCTCGGGACAGACCGGTAGAGTTCCAAACCAATAAACCCCTTGTCTGCGGATTGTTGCCATTTCATTTTTTTTTTAAAAAGTTAAGAAAATTTTCACTCTTTTATACTTCGTGTGGCGTGTGGCGCAGTCTGCAGCCAATAGGAGGATTAGATCACTTGTGGCGCAGTTTTTTTTTCTCCTAACTCAGAATCAACTTTTGAAAAAAT